TCTAACGCATCTAAATCATAGTATTCCCAAAACCTATGTTCTGGTTTATACTTACCCCATGTCAGTTCCGAATGATGTTCAAAACATAAAGGTACTACAAGCTGATTAGATCTTTTAAATTGAACCTGAGAACCTCGTAAGTGATGGACATTCATTGGTGTAGTTGATGTACAACCTGGTATGCAACATCCATGTTCGATTATTTTTAAAAAAAATTTTTTTTCTTTAGATGTATATTTGCCCATCCCAAGAACCATCCTTCCTTAATAACATTGGTATTAAGTATGGTACACCATTTATGATGCAACCACAAGATAGTATTGGTTTCGCTACATTAATTTTCATATAAGCCATAGCTAAAGATGTTTTATTTACTAAACAACCCACAGACATACCCCAGTTCAAATGAAAGTCGTTGCCGACATACTCTATATTTGACTGCGTGTGGTAATGTCCTTGACATACCGAAGCAGACATAAGTTGTACTGACTTTACAATATTCTTAGATACCTGGTGTGCAAAGTATATTCTACCGAGTTGATTATTCTCCCAATGATACTCTTTCCATTTCCAACGAGATGATACATCAAGTATCTCATTGTAGTCTTTCAAAAAGAACTTAGACATTCCTTTTGCCATAGCTCTACGCAGTACCATAGATCCATGATTAGATTCTAGTAATAACATATCTGGATACATTTTCTCCAGTTTCTTCATCCAGAACTTACCGACTTCTAGTTCATCAGCAGCAGAAGGCAGATCTGGATTGATAACATGACTAACATTAATAGAGTGCCAATCCATCTCATCCCCTATGTTTATAACTTTATCCCAAGAATACCTAGTTTTTAGTTTGTTTAGGAAAGAAAAGCTATCAGGGTGATGATATGGTATATGTAGGTCAGAAATCACTAAAATTTTGTCCATATTTCCTGTTTTAAGGACTGTAGGACTATGTTTTAATTTTTTCGTGTATGATCTACTTCTCTTTTTTAAACTTGTCTGCGATCTTTTCACCTGATCTACCAATAGTATATCCTCCGATACCTACTAAGATAATATTTAGTAGAGAGTTTTGTACAGATTCTGGAATATTAGGTGCAGTATAACCGAACCAATGGGCAACCATCAAACCAGCAAAGACCAACATCATAATAGGTCGCCAGTTTCTTTGTAGAAAACCACCTTGTGCTTCTGTTTGTATAATTTTAGCAGCTCCTTCAAGCTCTGCAAGTTCACCAGATATAATCTTTTCTTGAACTTTTGCTTTTAGTTTGTCTGCTTCTCCTTTGTTATCAACAACCTTATCTATGGTTTT